GCGCGGCTGGCGAGCCATGGAATATCGCCCGTCGTCAGATCATCGGCGAACTGGACGCGAGCGGTGCCGGCATCGAGATCCACGGACGCAACAGTGCCTTCGCGAACGAGATCACCGATGAGGCGTTGGGTATCGGCAAGGAAGGCCATGCCCCCGACCATGCGCGTGACAGGCACGGATGCGACCCGCAGTTCTTGTAGAAAGCGTTTCTACAAGAACGGCTTTGCGCAAGCCGAAGGCTTGTAGCGCCGACCACCGGAACAGGCGGACCTTAGCACCTACCTGCGAGCCACTTCATAACGTTGGAGCAAAACCAAACCCTGGGCGGCCCGAAATCGATCAACCCGGCAGATCGAGCAGCGGGATCCGAATATTGGCGAGATTGAAGGTGTTGGTGTTGCCCGCTCCCGACGAGGCGTTGTTCCGCCAGTAGAGGCTGCCGCCTACGTGCACGGTCCGCACCGATGACCAATGATAGAGCTGGTCGACGCCCGGGACGTTGACCGGCTGGATGTTCGCGGGAACCGGAATGTCAAACATTCGAGTGTCGGCGCCGGTATTGGCATTGCGCACGGTGCCGCGAAACACGATCGAGCCGTCACGGACACACCATGCTGGTTTAACGCGGCCGAACTGCGTGAAGCCATCCGCCAAGGGGAGGCTGCGCCAGCGATCGGGTTCGCGAAAGAAGATCAGCCCCGATAGCGATATGCTGCCCGCAAGGCGTCGGACGCGAACGATATGCCAGCCGCGGCGGGCGATTATGAGGTGGTCGGCTTCGGCCGAGGGCGTCGTCAGCTTCAGCGACGGCCCGACTGTCGTGATCGTCTTCGTTCCCGCGATCGGGTCGATGGCGCCGACGATCGCGAGCGGATCGGTGCGCAGCGCGCGCCCACCCTGGTCGAGCCCGAGATCGACGTCGTACTGAACGGACCCGGTTTGCAACGACCCGACCGGCATGAACGCGACGTCATCGGCTTGCGCATAGATGCCAAGCCAGACCTCGTCGCCAGCGTCCGTCAGGTTGATGTCGCAGCCGTCAGTCGCCGTGAAGAACGGGGCACCAAGGCTATTCGAATTGGCGACCTTCGACTTGCCGTTCGACAGGCGATGCTGCCACGGGCGCGTCATGATGTTGGCGGGCACGGTATAGTCCCCGCCGATCGACAGGGTGCTGCCGAGCGCCAGTACCGGCGCGAACAGCCGGGTACCGTAGATCTGCGCGCCGAGCTGGTTTGGATGCGCGTCGCCCTGCATGATCTGCGACAGCGGATAGTTGCCGCCGATATCGACGCCGTCGACGACGATCAGGCCGAGCTTATCGCCGACCTCGCGCATGGCCTGCATGTAATAGGCCATCATCCGTGCGGTCGCGAACGGCGTGCCGTCATAGCCGTCGATCTGTTGGAACGGACCAATGCCCCACAGGATCGGCAGCGCGCCGCGTAGGATCTCGCGGGCAACGAACTTCAGCAGCGCCGGCGCATAATTGGCCAGCACGAAGCCGCCATAGGAATTGGGCGTGCCGGCCGCGGTAGCGGTGAACAGCCCCGCCTGATCCTGCCCGTTGTTGGTCGCGTAAATCACTTCGTTGGCGAGGAAGCCCACATAGGTGAGCATGCGCCCATGGGGTACACGGTGGCGCCGGTAAGCAGAGCCTACGCGGTCGCCCGAATAGCCACGGTTCTCGACCAGAACCTTGCCCGGCCCATAGATCGCCTCGCCGGTGGCCTGTACATATTGCGGAATGGTGGTCGGGAGCTGGTCGAACTGGTGGACGGATCCGTCGCCATAACCCGTTGCCTGCCCCGTGCGCACAACCGCGCCATTGGCGGCTTCGCTGCCGTCCTTCCCGTACTGGCCGAAAGTGATGCTGTCGCCGGCCATGGCGATGGTGAGGGCAACTTCGAGCGACACGGCCTGGTCGAGGCGGCTGCGGATCTGCGCCGTCAGCTCCGCGACGCGCCGACGCAGGTAACCGGTGATCGAGCCGAGCCGGCATTGCGCGATGCCGGTGCCTCCGTCCGCCAGCGCGACAAGGACGTGCAGCTCGTCAGTGAAGTTGACGACCGAGCTGGCGGTGTTGTTGCCGCCCCCGTCGATCGTGCCCCAATAATCCGGCTGGAGCTCGACGCGCGACACCACCCGCCAGACCGAGCCATCGTAGAGCGACGAACGGAACACTTGCCCGACCTGAAAGGTGGTCGCCTCGATCGACGCGATCGAGGGGAAGCCGGCCGCGCCCGGCTCGCGAGCCCATACGCCCGAGGGATCCACAGTCGAAACACGGTAATCCGCGGGCTGCGCGGCGACTAGCGCGTCGAACTCACCCTCGATCCAGGTGAAGGTGCCGATGCCGCGCACCGTCGCCGACAGATGGCTGGTGTCAGCCGTCGCGAGTTCGCCAAGGGTGGCGACGGTATTGTTGGCCGGGCCGGTTTTACCCCGGTCGCCGCGGTACCAGTTTTCGAGGTGGGGGACGACGCCTTCGATAAACGCGTTCATCGTCACCCCGCGGGTTTCGCCGTCCTGCACGACGGGGAGGCGCTCGCGGCCGGACAGCGTTTCGATTCCGGGGAGTGCGGTGATCTTTGCCATGTCGTCATTCCTTGAGAGGCGGTCAGCGACCGATGGCGAACCAGCGAAAGCCGCCGGAGGCATCGACGGTCGGGGTCTTGTGATTCTGCGCGAAGAGGGTGGCGTGAACGCGGTCGAGCAGGACCTCCTGCACGGTCGACTGGCCGTCGTTCGTCAGGTTGCCGTTGATGATCGTCGACCAGATCCCCTCACAGACAGTCGGAAACGGCCAGGGGAATTGCAGATCGAACACCACTTCGCTCATCGGTAGCGCGCTGACGCCCGACATCTCCACGCGACCGTCCGAGAAACGCCGGTAGCGGCTCGATCCAGCCGACTTCGTTTCGACGAGATAGATGATGCCGGCATCGGCGAGCGCGGCGGGCGTCACAGCGTGATCGACGCTGACACCGGCGAGGCACTCGGCCGACGTCGCTGCGGTGACATCGAGCATGCGGTTTGCGGCCAACGTCCCCCCGCCGGTCACCAGCCCGCTGCCGGTAATGGTACGCGCCAGGAGCGCGTCGATCATCGACTGGAAGGCGGCGCTGAGCGCCGCCAGATCGTCATCGGTCCCGCTTGCCTGCGCAGCGAGCATCGCCTTGACCACTGCTCCTGTGACGGCCCGTCCGGTATCACCAGCCTGCGCCTCGGTCAGGGTTGCGATCTCAATGATCCCGCGACGCGCGGTGGTTGCCGGTGGGTTCAGGAAGTTAGTATCGCCAAAAACAAGGTTGTCGATCGCGGAGGTGGGGAATGCGATGTCGAGCGGCATCAGCAGCGTCGTCTGGGGCGACTTTTCACAGATCGGCGTCGGTTGTCCGTAGACCGCGAACAGGGTGCCGTCGGCAAGGAACAGGCCAAAGCCGCGGACCGTATAGCCGATCTCCTCATCGTCCCGGACGATCATGTGCACGATGTTGTCACCAACCGTTGCACCGGAGAGCGTCTCGACCCGGCGAAACTCACCTGGCAAAGCCGTCAGCGTCGGTGCGAGCACGAAGTCGGCCGCGGTCAGCCCCACCGAGGCGACGGTCAGATCGATATCGTCTTCGACCTGCGCGGCGGTGAAGCGATTCAATCCCGCAGCCGTCATGATGAGAGCAAGGGCGGGTGCGGTCATGGTGCTGTATCCAGAAAGCCGCCGGCATCATCCTGCATCGGTTCGCCGTCTTCGGTCTGCAGGTAGAAGCCCCATGCGGGGGACGTGTCGATGGTCAGGTCGAGATCGGCCGGAACCGAGGCGAAGATCCGGCCGACGCCCTGAATGCCGACGAACCCGCCGGCGACGATCGATTGTGCGAGCGTCATATGCTCGCGCAGCGGTTTGACGCGGCCGACCTCGCGGATGATCGCCTCGGCGAACACGGCGGTCGCACGCCGCCCCCCGGTCGCGTCGCCGTTACCGGTGACCATGGGCAGAATGACGTCGAAGGTATGGGGGGCGCGGCGTGGTGCGGCTTCGTGCCATTCGATCAAGCGCGCGAGCTGGTCGAACCGGCCGAGCACCGTCTCGACGGACATGCGGGTGCCCTTGTGCCGGTGCAGCTCGATCGAACCGGCAACCGCGGCGCGTTTGTCGGCGTCGGTCCAGTCGGGATCCCAACCATCGACTGACAATCCCCAGGCGAGCCACGGCAGCACCTCGACGGGGCAGGTCATGGGGTCATCGATATCGGCTGGCGCGTGGATATCCACGATCCGGGCCGCGCCTGCCTCGAGCGCGCGCTCGAACCGGGTCGCGTTGGGGGGCAGGAGGCTATTCGTCATAGCCGGCATGCGTCACGGTGATGGCGGTACACAGCGCCGCCTGCGTCAGGTCGCATACGATCGAGACGGCGGGCGAGTCGATCTCGACGCGCTGAACGCCCTCGACGGTGAGCGCCGCGTACAGGCCCGACATCGTGATATCGCGACCGAGCTTGCGCGAATCTGCAAGGTAGCGCGCCAGCTTGTATCTGGCGGAAGTCAGGATAAG